ACTCCAGTTGCAGATATAGTAGGTGTTTTATAAACAGCGATTCTTGCATTTTGAGTCTTAACTTCATTGTTTGTACTCAAATTATGTAAATACAAAGTTTTTCCACTTCCACCTGGATTTCTAATCAACAACACCTCTGTTTCCGTTCCAGCAGAACCTAAATTAAAACTTATAAGTTCAACTAAAAATGCTTGATCTGCTACAACAGCTTCATGAATACTTGGAATTGGATTCCCTACGGAAGCTGCAAGGGCAACATCAATTGGAGACTGATCAGAAGCTAAAACAACTGGTGTAGAATTAGCAGATAGTTTTTGTCCTAAAGTATTTATTCTTGATGTAAATGTTGCATCTAATAATAGTGTTGATAAAGTTGCTTCAGAGGCTCTTGTACTTAATAAAACATCTAAAGTTGTATCAATTGCGGATAAAGTTAATTCAGTTGCAGCACCTGTAGGTAAAGGTAAAGTAGATACTGAAATTGGTTGTGTGACACCACTACCGTCAACTTGAAGTCTACCTGCTGTAGAGTTTATTCTTTCCCAATCTACTCCGTCAAATCCATATGCCATTCCAATGGTAAGATTTGCACTTTGACCCGCAGCTACCGAATCATCTTCAGTATCAGTAGGACCAACACCACCTCCTCCTCCTGAAAATACAAGTTCACCATCATCAGTAATCTTAATTGGTATAAACTTATTGTCAGGTGTTACACCATATAATACCGCATTAGGATCTTGTGTGGTTAATGTAATTTCATCTTTTTTAACACCAAAAGCTGGTAGTCGTATGTTAGCCATTTCTTTTTGCCTCCAATTTTTACTACTTATATATTATTTTACTATAGATATATTTACAAGTTCTGTAATCTATATGTAATGTGTAATTTGAGTTGCTTTGCGTCTTCGGGTAATTTCTCTAGAAGTTTGCTTAAGAGACTTTTATCTTTACAATTTTTAATAAATTGCATCTTATTAAAAAAGCTCAATTTGAAAAAATCGGTTTCTGCTTTAACATCTTGTAAATCTATCTGCTCATCATTGGCAGGTTTAGTCTCTTCCGCTTTTTGTTGAGAAGTTTCAGGACTGGGTTCAGCCTTGTTTTCCTCAACGGAAGGTTTTAGTGTGGGTTTGATATCCTTAATATCTTTCTTCTTTTTTCGTAGAATTCTTTGTTTTTTCTTTTTTTCTAAATCACTATAATCAATAATAACTGACCCATCATCTATATAGTGACGAAGACTTCCTACGGTTAAAGATTTTTGAATATCTAAAGGGTCAAAAATTTCAACTGGAACATAACTACCTTTTCTAATTTTCAAGGGATATTGATACCCAGATGTATATTTTACTATCAAATCCTCAAAAGTTAGTCCGTCCATTCCGCCGTATATGGCAACTTTATACTTAGGCATAATATGTTCCTCTTCTTAACAGTTCTTGATTAAAACAAACTTTTTACAATTTGCTTTAATCAAGAGACCATAGGTAGAATAAACTACCTATGATCTCATTGAAATCTTATCTTTTGTCTTTAAACTAACTTAAACTTTTTCAGTCCATTGAATATAATCAAGGGTATTCTGAGGTACGGTTGTACCATCAATAGAAAACCCACGAATGTTAACTCGAACACTTTGAGAAGTAAGACTAGGAGAAGGCGCACCAGCTACTATGGAAGCCTTTTCAACATCATCAATGAAGTACTTGAAGTTCGTACCATCATAATCAATTCGATATATATGATCTGTTTGACCTGGGGAATGAGCGGGAACATTTACAATTTGAGTGGAAGTAAGGTTTTGAACTCGAAGGAAACCTCCTCCCTCTCCCGGAGCAAACATATCGGCAGTATATCCGTTATTTGCTACTTCCATTCTTAAGGTAGCGTCAACAGTAGTCGGTGTAATGTTCGAGAACGCCACTTTAACTTCCGAAGTTAATAGGTTCGGTGAGGCGGGAACTGCGTCACCTTTAGTGAATACCCACTCAGTAAACCCTACGAGCGGATGATCAATGACAGTCGAATCTCCGACAAATGCTTCCGTTACTCCGGGATCCAAGGTGAATACTGCACCTTGAGATTCCAAGAGTGCTTTGCTGTCAGCAGTTCCTTCATACCCATCATTTCCGGGTTGAATGTCCGTGGTGATTACCGTCGCAACACCAGCATTTGCAGCTATAGCAGCAGTTGCTGCGGCCGAACTAGTAGATGGAAGAGTAAGTTCTACTTGGATTACTTTTCCATTTGTATCTCTAACAATTAGAGCAGCTCCTTTTGTCAAGCCAGGTACGGCAGCCATTGCAGCGTTAAGAACGTCATCTTTTGTTACGTCTGTTGTAATTCCTACTAATTTTGCAACTAATTTTACACTATCAGCCATAATTTTTTCCTCTTTGTTTTTAATTTTTTTTAGTTATGTCATTTACCTCTAAAACCATCTGCTCTTAATCAAACCTTTTAAGTATTCATTTCATTGATTTTAGCTTTTAATTCGTTAATCAATGTATTTGCTATATTTACTTTAACTTTTAAATCGTTTGCTAAATCTGCTATGGACTGCACATCTGCCTGAACATAAGAGGCTGATTGAGTATTTGAATCAGCCTGAATCGAGGGCGTTAAATCTACTGTAGAAATTGATGTTACTTTCAATGCTTTTGAAAGTTCCAAGTTACCAATATCGGTTTGAACTAATACTAATGAAGCTGTATTAGTATTAAGATCTGTTTTATTTGTATCAACTAAGAAATTCAAGTCTGAAACTTGACTTGTTAATTCACCAATATTACTCTGAATTGATAATAACGAAGTAGAATGAGAATCAATTATTATTCTATTTCCCGATATTGAATTATGGTCATCATGACCTTCAATTTGTAAACCTGATATATCTTTACGAGCTTGTCTATCATTTGCAAGAGTTAGTGTATCTCGTGACTCTCTTTTAATAACTGTAATAGCCTTTCGTTTTTCTAATCTCGAAAGTTCAAGTTGAAGTAAAAGTAGATAGTCATCTGATACAACTTTAAATAAGTCTATAATTTTACCAGCAGGTAAAACTACATCTCCAACGTATAATCTAATATCACCTCTAGTTTCATTGCGAACTGAACGGATTATTTCATCAACCATTTATTTTTATCCTCACTTTTTATTTATTGTGTTTCTTGATTAAAACAAACTTTTTACAATTTGCTTTAATCAAGAGACCATAGATAGAATTAACTACCTATGATCTCTCTAAAACTAATCAAACTTCGCAATTAGCTGATGTTAATTTTTACAATACCTTTAGCGTAACGAATTACGAATCCGATATCTTCCCAAATTGCGAATACGTCTGCCATTTGGTTAACATCTTTCATCGTTTCGACACTAACATCGGTACGTACTGCTAATACTCCTAAGTATTGAGCAGGTGCAAGAACGAATACCTTTGAAATAGGCACAATTACGGACTCTAATACATCTGTTCCCCAAATGTTACCAACCTTTCCAGCTTTCAGTGCTTGCTCTTGGAAGTTAGGAGCGAAAATACCACTACCGCCTCCAGTTCCACCGACGAATGTATTGAATAGCATCAAGTCCTTTGTACGAAGAGGATTTAAGTAAATCTTAGAAGCTGTTAATAGCTTGCTTCGAAGAGTTACGATTGCTTCAACCAGAGTTTCTTGGCTCAAACGAGATCCACCTGAAATTACTTCAGGATCATTTGTTGCTGCGGTTGTACCAGCCAAAGATCGAACATCAGTTTGCCCCGTAAGGTCTGATGCGAAATCAATAAGATTGAAACCTTTTGTGTCCTCCTGTAACATGATGGAAGCTTTTGCTCTTTCTTGGGTACGATTTAGGATATCATACTTACGAAAGTTAGATTCATTCCATCTGATTAAAGGTCTTGTAGCAAGAGGTGAAGTCTCTACACGGATTCTGTCTGCAACTACTTGTTGCTCTTCAGGCAGGCCGTTAATAGCGATTGCTGCTGCGGGTACGTCTACATCAGCATCGAATACTGCTTCTTCTCCTAATGCGAGTTTATAAGTTTGAAACAGTTGACGAATACGACCCTCGTACAATAAGTCTCTCTTCAGAGGTGAAAGCATCTGTTGAGCTACTTTTTGCATACCACCAGGGGATTGCATCAATCTGGTCAACTTTTGTT